TACCCCTGCCAATGTAACCGGCCAGTAGATGGACATGTTTCTTGTTGGACCACTAAATAACGTACATCTTCATGTTCAACGTACATCCAACTATCGTCATAGATAGTAAAGCAAATGTTACGAACAGTTTTGACTGGCATTTATTATGTAAAAAGAAAATAATTTTTATTCAAAACGCTAAAAACGCACTTTTTATAACTGACATTTTAACTCGCAACCAACTCCTTTGGCCCGGTCCACTTTGCCGTGTACTGGATGGTCACGGTAAAGCTTGTATTTACAATATCACCAGCCGCCACAACCGGCGCCAGACAAACTATGTAGTAAGCCTGTTCACTAGGATTTGCAGTTTGATATGCCGAATATGCACTATTTGGCAAAATAGGACCCCGAATACCAAAGAACTTACGGAGACTGAAATTACACGACACACCAGCCCGAACAACAGAAGCCTGCTGGAGATAGATTTTCTTTCGGAAACCAGGCTGTTCCATGAGCTCCATGGGCGCACTCGTATTCAAAGTAGTCTGATCGGACAGCTTAATTCCAACAATTACATTGTTATCTGAAAATGTCGGAGTCACAGTAATTTTACTGCCCACCACCATATAATGATTATACAGAGCCGCCAATTGGTCAAATCCGTAAGGCTGATGCCCTAAACCGCTAATGTTCGGATCGTACAAGCCATTGGCACTAAATACATATGTACCCACAGAACCAACACCCGGATTAATTGTGAAAGTATCACAATATTTCAACTTAGCCATCCGACTGATTCCGAAAGGCATCCAACTACCGCCGATTCTACGGCGGCCATATGTTCGCTTCTTACGTCTTATGACTTTACGTCCCCTTGGTCGACGACGAAAAACTTTTTTGGCACGGACCATGTTTTTTTTATTTATACAAAAAGAAAATAATTTATTAAAAAATTCTGTCAAACTTATGTCTTATGGGGCGGAGCCCCGCGGCGCAGCCGCTTCAAGTTTCCCCCCAAGGGCGAACCCACCCCAAACCGCCAGGGCGGTGGGGCCCTGTGGAGGTGCCTATTGGTGGGGTCCCCCCCGGGGGGGGACCAATAGGAGGATCCATGGGGGGGACCTGCCCGCCAGCGGCCACAGTTTCCCAAGGTATACACTAGTTTAAAAGTGCCGGCGTAGTATTACCCGGCACTTCCGTATACCGTATACCCATTACCGCCATTACTCATAACCAGGTCCAACCATTTCTGGGGCGGAGCCCCGCGGCGAAGCCGCTGCAGCGCCACCGGCGCAGCCGGTGGTGCTGCCCAGGGCTGACCCACTGAGGTCCCTGATTGACCACATATCTGCAGAGAGCTTGCTGGTGTCCGGAAGCCAATTAGCCAAGCAAACCACATGAGGCCGATCGAAAACTTTAGTTTGTGAATCGTATTTTGCCGAAAAAATCATTCCATTTTTCAACATCTCAATGATTTGATAGTTGAGATGCTCTTCTACGGATCTGGTGTAATCGAAGATAACGATTCGTTCTCCCTGATAGCTGTGAGCAATATCCGCTGTCTTAGCGTTAGTTGCGTAATATGCGCGGTGGTTCTTGACTAGATAATTGGCCATAGTGGTTTTACCCGCTCCTCCCTTTAGATCCAGAAGCCAAATGACCATCCTGTCGTTAACCGGACCCATCAATTCAGCAAGAAGCTCTTGTTGCCACGGGCGCAAAGTTTCTACTTTGCATGGCCCGGGATTTTCCTTTTTCCACAGGACCATGTATCTTTTGATTGCATTCATACATCTACTCCATTGGCCAGGGAAGTTGTGTGCTATATCGAACTCAGATGCACCACCTTGGATAGCTTCCCACACTTCATCAAGGTCGCTCCGTTTTCCTTGTTTTGTTTCTCTTGTACCAAACTCACGCTGGCTGCCTGGCACGCCAGTTTCTGCCTTACAACAATAAGCGATAGCTTGTTCAGCCGTACCTTTCCTAGCCTCAAGATGCGCAGTTGGCGCATGCAGAATGTCCTTGACTGCTTTGAAACTTTTAGGTTTCAACATCTCCATATACCCCTGCCAATGTAACCGGCCAGTAGATGGACATGTTTCTTGTTGGACCACTAAATAACGTACATCTTCATGTTCAACGTACATCCAACTATCGTCATAGATAGTAAAGCAAATGTTAC